ATTTCCACCGCGGGCGCGGTGCTGATCCTGTCCGAGACAAACGCGCTCGCGCTCACCAACGCGCTCAATCCGCTCGGCCAGCCGCTGTTCCCGGGGATCGGCCAGGATGGCGGGACGATCATGGGCTACAAGGCCGTGGTCTCCCAGGCCGCCGGCACGACCGTCGCCCTGGTGCAGCCGAAGGCGGTGCTGTATGCCGACGATGGCGGCGTGACGATCGACGTCAGCCGCGAAGCGTCGCTGCAGATGGACTCGGCGCCGGACAATCCCGTCCTGGCGACGACAGTGATGACCTCCCTCTGGCAAAACAACTTCGTCGGGTTGCGCGCCGAGCGGTTCATCAACTGGAAGAAAGCGCGGGCGGGCGTCGTCCAGTACACCGTGGCGACCTACGGCGCGTAGACATGGACGAGTCGCCCATTCCGATGATCGTGCAGCGCGGCGGGTACTGGGACGGCCAGTACCCGCAGCCCGGTGACACGATTCTCGTGGCGCCCGAGCATGTGCTGGCGCTCGAGGTCGCGGGGTTCGCCACCATCGTCAGGCCGCCGGAGAGCGAGCCGCCACGTGTCCCGAAAGGATCCAAGCATGGCCGGTGACGCGATCAACGTGACGGCGCGGACGTATCACACCGAACACGACCAGGCGCACGCCGAAGGCGAGACGTATGCCGTGACGGATCGGGCGCTCGCGGAAACGCTGCGCGGGATCGGGTTCGTATCGATTGAGGGCTGGGTCGACGGGCCGATCACGCCGCCGACGCTCACGGACCTCACGCCGTCGACGGTGGCGCTCGGGTCGCGGGATTACACGGTCCACGTCATGGGGAGCGGGTTCACGTCCGAGAGCGTCATCGTCTGGAACGGCTACGACGAACCGACGACCGTCGTCTCGGACACGGAGCTCACGACCGGCGTGAACATGGCCGTCTGGCAGGCGCCGGCCGTCGTGCCGGTGCAGGTGCGCGCCAGCGATGGCAACCTCTCGAACGTGCTGTCGTTCACGTTCACGGAGGCGGCGCGGAGTGGCAACAGTACGCCAGGCGCCTGATGCCGACGGTCCGCTTGGAGTGGTTCGGCCGATCCCTGGAGCTCACCACGAAGGCCGCGCCACCGCTCACGGCGCCGAACGGCCTCGATAGCACCCGCGGCGGCTGGTTCCCGCTCGTCGTGCGCGAGCCCTACACCGGGGCGTGGCAGGCCAACGTCGAGGGCCGGCGCGATCTCGCCCTGGCATACTCCGCGGTGTTCTCCTGCGTCACGCTCATCGCCTCCGATATCGGCAAGCTCTGTCTGCAGCTCGTCGAGCGGACGGACGAGGACATCTGGGAGCCGACCGAATCGCCGGCCTTCTCGCCGGTGCTGCGCAAGCCGAACCGCTATCAGACGATCAACAAGTTCGTCGAACAGTGGATCACCTCGAAACTGATCTGGGGGAATACGTTCGTCCTGAAGCAACGCGATGCTCGCGGCGTCGTCGTCGCGCTCTATGTCCTCGATCCCAATCGCGTCAAGCCGCTCGTCGCCCCGGATGGCGGCATCTACTACGAGCTCCGCCGCGATGATCTCTCGGGTGAGCTCGCCGGGCTCACGCAGGACTCCGTCATCCTGCCGGCGAAGGAACTCATTCACGACACGATGGTCTGCCTGTTCCACCCGCTGGTCGGCGTGTCGCCGATCTTCGCGTGCGGCCTGGCCGCGGCGCAGGGACTCGCGATCCAGCAGGCCTCCGGCCAGTTCTTCACCAACGGCAGCCGGCCAAGCGGCCTCCTCGTGGCCCCGGCCGGCATGTCACCCGAGCAGCTCGCCCAGGCCAAGACGGACTGGGAGACCTTCAACGGCCCGGCGAATGCCGGGAAGGTCGCCGTCATCACGGCCGACATCAAGTTCACGCCGCTCACGATGAACGCCGTCGATGCGCAGCTCATCGAGCAACTGAAGTGGACGGCGGAAACGGTCTGCAGTTGCTATCACGTCCAGCCGTACATGATCGGCGTCGGCCCGCCGCCGCCGCACGCGAACGTGGAGCCGCTCCTGCAGCAGTACCTCGCGCAATGCCTGCAGTCGCTGATGACGAACCTCGAGACGAGTCTCGACGACGGCCTCGGCATTCTCGATCCGCTCCCCGACGGCACGCAGTACGGGACGGAATTCGACATTGACGATCTGATCTGGATGGACACGTCGACGAAAACGGCCGCGGCGAAAGACGGCATCGGCGGCGGCGGCATGTCGCCCGATGAAGCGCGCCGGAAGTATTTCGGCCTCGGACGCGTGAAGGGCGGCGACACGCCGTACATGCAGCAGCAGATGTTCAGCCTCGAGGCGCTCGCGCAGCGCGACGCCAATGATCCGTTTGCGAAACCCCGGCCGGCGCCGATGGCCGCGCCAGCCGTGCCGGCCGGCCAGGTGGCGGCGAGTATCCAGCATCTCCTGAGCAAAGCCCTGGACGTGGCCGCATGACCGAGGACGAACTCACCGCCATCGTCGAGGGGATCGCGCCGGTCGTGCGGGCCTTCGTGCAGCGGGCCGTGGGCGAGCTCGCGGCGCAGGTGACCGTGACCGATGCGCAGATCCGCCACCTGGCCGGCGCCGTCACCGAGATCGGCGCCATGCGCGAGCGCCTGGCCGTCCTCGAGACGCGGGCGCCCGTGCCCGGGCCGCCGGGTCCCGCCGGCCGGGACGGCGTCGACGGCCTCGGCTTCGACGATCTCGGCGTGACGCAACGCGATGATCGCTCGTTCACGATCACGGCGATCCGCGGCGACGTCGTCAAGGAGATCGGCACGGCCGCCTTTGCCGTCGACATCTACCGCGGCATCTGGCTCGAGGGCCGCGCCTACGAGCCGGGCGACGGCGTGACGTGGTCCGGCGCGGAGTGGCATTGCCACACGGCGACGACGGCCAAGCCGGGCGACGGCTCGAAGGCCTGGACGCTCAAGGTTAAGCGCGGCAAGGACGGCCGCGACGGCAAGGACGGCCCGCCAGGCCCGCCAGGCCCGAAAGGGAAAGACTGGCAGCAGGTCTACGACGACACCAGGCGGCATACGTGACGACCTTCGTGACGCTCGATCAGGTCAAGGCGCGCCTGCGGATCACGACGACCGCGGAGGATACCGATCTGCAGAGTCTTGCCGACCAGGCGGAAGCGCACATCCTCGGCTGGTGCAGTACGACGCCGCGATCGAAAGCCATCGTCGATACGTGGTCCGCAGGCGCGGTGCCGCCGGTCGTCGTGGCCGCGATTCTGGTGCAGACCGGCGAGCTCTATCGGTTCCGCGGCGATGACACGGAGAACCCGCCGCGGCCGAGCGAACCCGGCGATCTATCGGTGACCGTGCGCGAGCTCCTGCGCGCGTATCACGACCCGGGGATCGCATGAGTCCGGCCGCTGCCGCCCATGCCTGGGTCCCGGCCGGGCAACGCCGCCACGAGGTCACCCTCGAGAATCCCGGCGGCTCGGTACCGGATGGGGATGGCGGGTACATCGAGGGCTGGGTGCTCGTCGCGACGGCGTGGGGCAGCGTCACGCCGGCCTCGGCCGCGGATCTGCGGCGGGTCGTCGCCGGGACCGTGACGGCGCTCCTGCCGTACCTCGTCGTCGTGCCGTACGTGCCCGGCGTGACGACGCAAACCCGCGTGACGTTCGCCGGCCGGACGTTCGCGATCCAGGCGGTGCGCAACGTGGAGGAGCGGAACATTCAACTCGAAATCGTCTGCGAGGAACGCGTGAGCGGGGGCGCCGCCGGGTCGAGCGTCCCGAGCGTGGTGGGGGCCGCATGAGCAGCGTCAACCTGTTCCTCGATGGCCTCGACGAGCTGCGGAAGGCGCTGCGCGACATGCCCGATGAACTGACCAACGACGCGATCGCGATCGTCGCGACGGCGGCCGCGGATACGGCGAGCGAGGTCAAGACGGTCTATCCGACCGGGCCCATGCGCGACGGCGTCGTCGTCACGGATCGCAGTCACCAGTATCAGGCGCGGTTCGTGGTGGAGAGTCGGACGCCGCAGGCCGTCTGGTGGGAATACGGGACCGAGAACCGTGTCACGAAACAAGGGTGGAACCGGGGATCGGAACCGGCGCACAAGGATCAAGGCCTGGTGTCGATCGCGAAACGGCATCGGGTGCTGATGAAAGCCGCGCTCGTCGCGCTCGTGCAGTCGGCGGGCTTCATGGTAACGGAGACCTGAGATGGACAGCGGCGCCGTCGACAGTGCGGTGCTCGGCCTCCTGCAGAACGATGCGACCCTGCACGGCCTGCTGCCGGACGGCGTGTACTTCGATGCGGCGCCGCAGGGATCGAAACGCTTCGCGATCGTGTCGATCTCGGATCACGAAGATACGTACATGTTCGAGGGGTTCAAGGCGTTCGAGCGGTTCGAGTATTTCGTCAAGGCCGTCATCTTCAGCAACAGCGCGAGCGATGCGCGCAAGGCCTGCACGCAGATCGATCATCTGCTGCAGAACGCCGACACGATGCTGGCGCCGACCGGCTACAAGGTGATTCGGGCGCAACGCGTCAGCTATCGCCGCTACAGCGAGCCGGATGTGAACCCGGCCGAGCACTGGCAACACGAAGGCGGCACGTACGAACTCGAGGTCGTTCCGACGACCAACGGCTAACCACAAGAGGGAAGGGGATAACCGATGAACCGCATGTATGGCAGCAA